ACTAGGATCGTTAATCGTTGCAACCAAGATCTTACTTGGGTTTTGAACGTATGGTGCTGCAATTTGCGTACCATAGATGTAGTTAGTTTGGTTGCTTACTTCACGCTTGGTTTCAACTAAAACGTCGCGCTTAACTAACCACTTAAAGGCTTGACCCGAATTAATCGTTGCTAATTCTTTTGGATCCTTACCAACCTTTTCAGCTTCTTCTAATTCCTTGATTGCTTCAAGGTCATCTTGAGAAGAGTAAACAACGACTGCTTGACCGTCTTTCATCTTCTTCGTGGTATAGAAGGATGCTCCTAAGACACCCGGAACCGCACCGTTCAGCACTAAGTTAGCCCCTTGTTCAGAACCACGAGTGTAATCCAGAATATCCTTATCAAACCAAATCTTAGTCTTAGGTGAGCAAATAATGGTGTAGGCTTGTTGCTTGCTTTGCGATTCAAAGTGAGAAATTAATTCATCTACACCCAGCACCGTAGGATCGATTGTTGCGGTGTTCTTAACCTTTAAAGCTTCGTTCATCAAAGCCGTGTCACCGTATTGAGCGATCACCCGTGAGATTTCTGAAGTTCCATAAGCTACTTGGTTACCAACTCGTGAAATATCAGCTTCATCAGTAAATGAGTAACCACGTCCAAACTTTTGAACTGTAGCTTGTGTGAAGCCTTGTTCACCCTTTGATACTGGAATTTCCGCACCTTCAGCAACAGGTTGGGCTGCTTCAATTTGCTTCCAAACTGGTTGCTTGAGAATGTCACCATCTTTACCTTCCAGAGTTCGATCAACAGCAGCAAGTGGCATAAATACCATTGCATCTTCATACTTATTTTGGATAATTGGCGCTAAAATTTCTGCATCCAATAAATCCGCAGTTGTGGTCATTGCCATATTTAAATTCATTCCTTTCTTTTAAAAACCATTTTTCTTAGCTAAATCAGCGTATCCTTTCGGATCTTTCTGCTTTAAAGCTACCCGTTCCATCAAGGTCATCTTATTAAATGGCTTGGTTGCCACTGTATGGCCTTGATTAGTTGGCGTTTTACCTTTTAGCATTTCTTGCTTAACGGTATCGCCAATGTGGTTAGAGAATTCGATAATCGCCTTTGCGTTTGCATAAGTTTGGTCATCGTTGTCGCTGACAATCATATTCAAAATGTCCTTGCCAACGTTTAAACCAGCCTCTTTCAAAACCGCATCCGTATCAGCGACGGCATTCATCCGCTTAATTTGCTTTTGCAAATCATCAATTTGTTTATCCTTATCAGATTCAGCTTGTTTAGCCTTTTCTTCATCAGATAACTCTTTGATTCCCTTCTTAGACTTGGTTAATTCGGCGATCTTAGCATTGGCCTTGTCTAACTGGTCTTGCAATGAATGCTTCTCACTTTGTTCCTTACCAATTCTCTTTTGTAACTTCTTAACTGCCTTTTCCGAATCAATCCCGTTATCATCTGAACCTTTTGGCGCCTCCGATTCAGTAGCAGCAGGATCATTCTTAGGTCCTTCAACAGTTTCCGTTACTTGTTCTTCGTTGTTAGGCATAACTAGCAACTCCTTTCTCGCATTTATTCCGTCGTGGGAGACGATTACTCAGGCTTTATTTAACGTCCACTGCACACGGGAACGGACAAAATAAAAACCGGATTATTTATCCGGCTTGGCGAAGTCATAAGGTTCTAAATCATCAACGCCATGTAAATTACCGTAAATTGAAATAGTTAATTTGGTTTTACCTAATTCAGCATCCGATTCAATCTTTAGATCATTCCAAGCTGAAATCTTAGTGTTATCAATATAAAGACCGTCTTTTTTGAATCGAAAAGTGTTATATTTCATTTAAATCACCCCAAAATAAAAAGCACTCAGAATTAATCTGAATGCTTATCCAATAATATTTCTTTTTCCTTTTGGGCTTCTTTTATGAACTTATTATAAATTTTTCTCTGTTTTTTGGTCGTTTTTCCTATTAAAATCCATTCACCATCTTTGACATCCAAAACATTAATTAATTCTTTGGGCACAGCAAGCATTACTTCACCTTCTTAAAAGTAGTATCTGCATCAAGAACTTTGTTAAATTCAACAATTACTTTATCATCATAATCTTCATTTGAAAAATATTCAGCAAACATTTCAAAATCATCGGTTTGCCCATACTTAGAGCAATGTTTAACCACCGTTTCACGAACTAAAGGTTCGCCTGATCGCTCAATTGCTTTACGTATAATATTATTTCCCCAACGACGAGCCATCTCTCTTGATTCATAACTATCAATAACACCAGATGAAATCTCTGGATAACTTACTTGTACAAAATGTCCAAATTCATGATTAATAACACCGGTAAAATCATGCTTTTTAGTCCAGAAACCATTATTAACATTCATATGTAATACATTATCAAATTTATCAATAATACGAGTGTTTATCTTAAACGATTGATTACCTGGAACATATTCTGCAACAACTGTACTATTACGTTTGTTAAAGCCTTCAAGCTTTACTAGACGGCCCTTTAAAACCGGGAATCTTTCAAAATTATTATTAAGAGAGTCATATACCTTTTGTAAACTATTAGCAGAAACTTTATCTAACCCAAAAAGTTCTCGAATGCCTAGTCTTTGCTTAACCGCATTTTCGAAATCATTGTAATTGTTGATCTTAACTTTTGACTTTTCTGGTAGATTTATTGCCTTCCCTAACTCCGCTTCATCTGGAACATAAGCCCCAATCGAGCAGCGACAATTTGGGTGAACTGGAACCATTGGAACGTCTTTAACCGTATAGATACCTGGTTCAATGTTTTCTTCATCCGTTTCCGCGATTTCAACACAGAACTTGCAAGCACCGGGTTCGGCATACCACTTGCAGTATTCGTAACCATTGTCTTTCAATGACTTTAACTGAGCCGCATGTTGAACCCGCGTCGATTCCGTTCGAGCAATTCGTTCAGCTACGTATTGATGATTAGTAACTGTATCCTTGATTAAATATTTTACTCGTCGCGCCATTTCAGCATTGCTGGAACCTTCAATAATGCCTAAATTAAGTACGGCATCTAATCGAGCTTTTAACGCGTCCTGATTCTGCCAGAGTCGTTGGCTGAAGGTAGCTCCATTGGTTTGGGCCATGATCTGCATTTGAACTTCTTTGGAGGTCCACAACGATCCTTTCATGCTAGCACCAAGAATGCTAGCCTGACGTTTTAATTCATCGGTGTAGTCTTTAGCTAACTTAGCTTGCAGGTCATCGTCAATCCGATAACCTGCACGAACCATTTCTAAACCAATCTGGGATTTCAAGTATTCCAAGCGGTTGATCCGCATCGTAGCATTGTAGATTCGCATTCGCTCATTAACTTCATCATCCCAATCATTGTAGGTCGGTGTTTTCTTAGCCGCCCGCATTTTGTTGGCTTCATCAACAACCTTTTTCGCTTCGGTTTGATAGGCCTGAATATCAGCCTGACTAACCGCCTTGCGAGCTTCTTCCACCGTCGAACGGTTGGCTTTAGCTAATCGGTTAAATTGCGCGTCAATATCACGATCAATATCAACTAATGCTTGGTTGTAGTGCTCATGAAGAATCTTGTTGAAGGATTCATCATTCTTTAACTGGGCTTCTTGCCATTCCCGTTCCTTCTTGGCCCGCTCTTCCCAGTAACGACTATTCTTCGTCATCGGAATCATCGCCCTTTACTTGGTCTGGAGCAGATGGTGAATTCTTCAAAGCGTTTTGCATTGTCGCTTTTTGTTCTTCTTGAATTCGTTGCATTTCGGCTTTCGGATCATCCACAAACGATAATGTAGATAAAGCTGTTTCATGGCTGGTAATACCCATCAAAGTGGATGCGGTTTGGGCTTCATCAGCCAAGTTAGCTGGTAGGTTCCGCTTGAATTGGAAGTTTAAATCTTGCCAAGCATCTTTTTGCTGATCGTTCAGGATCGTTCCAACACTAAACACAATTCGATATAACGACCGGAGGGCTTCGGTAAACTTCCGTTCCTTGTTGGCTGCCATGTTAACCATTGGCAGGAGTTTATACTTCAGTGCCACCCCAGACGAGTTACCAGCAAATGCTTCATCATTCAGGTTAGCGACCATTGAAATTTGATAAATCATCGAAACTAATCGATCAATAATATGTTCTTGCATGTTGTCGCCATCCGGCTTGCTGATGAAATCAACCGTTGCATTCGTGGCGTCCGCATCTGGGCTGTAAATCATCTGGTTACCAATTAAGTCAGCATCCGGTTTACCATCATCATCTTGGTCTAAATCAACCCCAAGAATCTTTAAATAAGCATTGTCGAAATACTCCACCTGATTAGCTTTCTGTGACATCACCCGGTCTAAGGCATCAACCAATGTTTTCACATTATCGAATACCCCTTGCCGCTCTTCGTTATCGTAGAACTCCACCGCTGGTACCATGCCGAACGGGTTCGGTTCACTATCAGTTAATTCATTACCAACAAATGAACGTACCTCATCAGCGTAATAAATCATGCCATTCAGCGTACTGCGGTTATCCGTCCAATACCGCACAAAAGCCAACGGTTTTCGTGCCACGGTATTGTCGTAAATCATAAAAGCTTCATCAGGAGTAGAAAACGCAATCTTGGTTTGAGCGTTTTCGTCTTGATATACAAAAGCAAGCGAACGTCCGTAGATATCCGCTTGCTTACTAATTTCATTTAATTTGTCTTGTAGTGAATTCGTATCATTCCATTGCTGAAGTTTCTCGTTATCCCCGTCATTGTCTAATGTGATCTTTGGCGGAATGCCGAGGAAGAAACCGTTATAGGTATCAACAATGTAGTGCGGTAAATTTGCCACTAACCGATTATCCGGCCCATGATCACGTTTAGTAGCATGAAGCACATCATGATCGCCAACATACATTTTGCAGTTCTCACGATAATCCGCTGCTAACGCTTGGTTCTTATTAACAAAACCATTTAAATCAGCCGATTCTAGTTTCTCACCGACCGGGAAAATAAAAATATTGCCGTCTAAAACCTGACCACGACCATTAACATTTTCGACCATTTCATCACCGCCTTAAATATAAATGTTTTTCATAACTTTACCTTTTGGACTAGCTAAGCCATTGATTTCATTCAGCGCATACCGAATCGCATCGATTTCATGGTTATAAGCATCAACCGGTTCGTTGGTATATTCGTTGGTTTGCTTGTCCTTTTTATAAGTGTAGTTTTCAAATTCTTCAATTGTCTTTACACACCGGTCATCAATCACGATGTGATATTGCTGCATAAAAGCAATCCCTTGTACGATACTATCCTTGCCCTTCTTCGCTGGTCGAATCCGATAAATGCCATCACGTTTGATTTCGGCGATTGACTTCGGCTCGGCAGCATCAGCAGTAATGACCTCCTTTGCATAACCCATTTGTTTAATCACCCGTGAGATATCAGAGTTCAACATACCGTGCTTGGCATATTCTTCCACGATGTAGATGATGTGATTAGTCTGATCAACTTTCACATGCATAAAAGCTGTTTCATCGTTGGTATAACCAAAGTCCAATCCAAAGTAGGAAGGATATTGAGAGAGAGCTCGCGTATTAAGCCGGCGTTTTTCAAACACTGGAAAGACCAGCTTGTCTAGTGTTGCAAACTCACCAAGCGTATAAATTTTGTAGTAGGCCGGGTTCGTTTGCTTTAGGTTTTCAATCGTGCGGATGTTATCTTCGTCAAGAAAATGATTGTCTTTGTAAGTAGATTGATGGATAGCTACTCGATTACGATCAACCACTGTGTCTTCAGCGAACCATTGCTTATATGTCCAGTTCAACTTTGACACTGGGTTAAACATACAGAATAACTGCCGATCTTTATGTTTCGGTTCACGCAAACGTAAAGTTAATTGCGTAAAGTCATCTTGATTGAACTCAGACGCTTCTTCCATCACGACATCAGACAATCCTTTAATGGACTTAATTTTTTCTGGATCATCCATTCCTTTAAAAAGAAAAACCGCACCATTCGGTAAATTAATGGTCCGGTTCGACTTATTAACCTTACAAAGCGGCAGTAGTTTCCACGTTGACAAACAATCAATTACATCAGTAAAGATGGAGTCTTGAATCGTTCGGTCAACCTTTCGCAACCACAATACTTTTCTTGGATACTTCCAACGCTTTAACGCTTTAAGCACAATCTTTTGAACAACGCCATGCGACTTGCCTGAACTGGCACCGCCGTACCAAACTTCTACAAAGTGAGTGTAGTCAAACAGACTATCAAAAATCTGCTTATTAAAGACGTTGTAAGGCTTAGGAAAATTAAGATTGATTGTAGGCATAGTCAACCATCGCCACCAACAAGAATTCGACTACTAACGATGTTATAAACATACCTGTCCCAATTAATCCAGGTTTCAAAAGCAACGTTGCAATGAATAAAATTGGTACTGCTAGTAAAGCAATTACTTTCTCAATCATCATAGTCCCCCATTCCAATATCAATATCGAGATTGCCGTTGACTTCTTTCTTATCAAGCCATGCACCGTAACGTTTTCCAATAAGTTCCATTGCTCGAATACGATCTGAAGTCTTAGTTTCAACTTCCACAACTTCACCCTTATTACTTAATTGTTGTTCTGACGTTTCGCCACGTCCAATTGCTGTCAGACGTTCCATGACTTCCTTCATATCCATTGTTTTTTCGGATTGAATTTCAGCGTTGCGCTTATCAATAGCATCTCTAATGTCTGGTTTTGTTAGGTTTTCTTGACCAATCTTGCGAGCGGTCTTTTTAGAGTATCCAGCTTTAATTGCAGATTGAGTAGCATTACCAGAAATAATGTACTCATCAATAAACCGCTGTTGTTTCAATGTTAATTTTTGAGTAATGCTACTCACCTCCTCATACAATAAAAGCCCGCAACCACCA